CCGTCCACGTTCACGTCATATACGTTGGCGTAGGCTGCCGCTTTCAGGTCCCATACCTCGGCAGCCGCGGCATTGATGTCAAACCATTGGCCATAGATCAGCACCGGCAGCGATTGCGTGGTGGAAAAGGTCCATTTGGCGGCGATGAAATCGCTTGTGGCGGGCGTGAGGGTTGCGTAGTTTCCCGTCACCAGAGCGGCGTCTTTCTCCCAGTATTTGTTCTGGGAGATGAATTTTTTATATTCAACGACGCCGCCGCTGGTGATGTTTTCAATTGGCTGGAGCTGCTCATACATCGCCTGGACCGCGTGCTGATCAAGCACAGCTTGCAATTGATCATCTGTGAACATGGCATTTGCTCCGGTTGGATCATCGGTTAAGAGCCTCAATTGCGCGATAAGGTCCGACATGGATGTACGAGCGGTCATGGATCACCTGCCTTTCGATTTACTTTGGAAGCCGATAAGCCCGGATGGTCAGCGTCTGGGTCTTGGTGGATGCCGGGGTGGACTTGATGTTGATCTTGCCGTCATCCTGCATAAAGCGGGCACTCTCCAGAACGACGTATTTGACGGCGTTCTGTACCAGGTCGATGCTGAGATCGCCAGCCGCTGCCTGGAAAGCAGGGGGATTGTCCCCGGCCAACACTTTGACGTTCATTGTGTCGGCAGCTTCGGCCGTGTTAATCAACTCCAACAGAATGTTGAGAGTGTCACCTGCAGGCGTCATCGGGATCGTCACTGCAGTGGTACCGGTATCCAGTACATCGGCTGTCGGTTGCGCCAGCTCGGTGTTCTGGGTCAGATCATTGATAGTGATCGCAGTTGCATTTGCCATTTCAATTCCTTCCTGGGAGGGCTTTCAGCCCTCCCAACTTTTGTTGTCATTGTGGAGCGTTCCTTGCGACATCCCGAACGCTTTTTGTTCGGGACGAGGCAGCGCCTCTAGCGCAGACTAGCTCGCAGCGTTCTTCGCATACAACGTCACCAGGTTGGCCGGGCGGACCACTTTCGCGCCGGCCAGGAGCAAACCCTTGACCGCATCCGCGAACCGCTTTTCAGGGCGGTAGGCGATGACTTCGCTGAGCTGCTCAGCGTAGGAAATGGTTCCCGGATATCCGGCCATGATGCGATAGGTGGGAACGGTCTGCGCGTCGTTGGTGACGTTATTGCTCACCCGGATGTCGAATCCGGCTGCACGACCCACCACGCCGTTCTGAAGGATATCGGTACCACTCTGCGTGGCCGCAACGAACCGGCTGTCCTTTTGCAGAACCCCATGCGCCCACGGGGGCAGGACAACCCAACGGCCTTTCTTGGGGGTGTTGTTTTGGTCCAGGAGCACTCCCATATCTACCAGGTAGTCATACATGGAGGAACCGACAGTCAGCACCGTGCCGAATTTCGCGCTTCCGGCATCGGCGCCGATCTTGTTGGCCGCAGGGGTGAGGGTGTGGAACGCGGCAATGATTTTGTCGATAGCATCTGACAGGCCCCACGCAGCGTCGTCCATTGCGGCATTCATGACACCGGGCTTGCCCTGGGCTTTATCGACGTCATCGACTTGGAAGTTGAAATCCTTGGCCAGATTGATCAATAGCGTGGACTGGGCATCGGTCAGGGTTTCCGGATCACCCAGGTTGGTATTCTTGGTGTAGTCTCCGATCGTCACGTGCCCGATCGAGTTGATCTTCACCGTATCGCCAACAGCCTTGATCTCGCCCTCGTAATCGCGGTTGCACAGATCTGCGAAGACGTGAGCGTTATTAAGGTTTTCGAGCAAACGAGCCGCCCAAATGGCGGGGATGAAATTATTGATGGTCATTTGTTACCTTTCCGCGGTTTTGCCGCTATTTTTGATTATTTTTCAGGAACTCCGCCAGCGTTCCATCCTTCCAGTGCTTGTTGATCTCTTCCGGGGTCATCTTCTCGATGACTTCCTTGGTCAACGTCGTTGTGGTGTTGGGGACAGTCGGGCTCACTGTGGGCGCTGGCTTCGGCGGGTCCCCTGGCTGGGTGAATCCCTCAGGATAGGCTTTTTTGATCTCTTCCCAATCAGGAGTTCCGTCTTTCTTGAACAGGTCCTTTTTGGAAGCGATAATGAGGGCATTTTCGGGGTTACGGCAGCCAATCTCTGGCTTGATCGCGCTCTCGAGAAATGACGATCGCCGAGTTTCTTGTTTCAGTTTTTCGGTGAGTTCTTGTAAGCTCTTCTCGAGCTCAGAACCTTTCTCGGCTTTGGGAAGCAACTCGTTGATTCTGTCTTCCAGGGCTTTGCTGTCGCCGCGGGTTGCTTTCACGGCATTGAGCAATTTTGTGTGATGGTCCGTATACAGTTTTTTGACCGGTTCCGGTTGTGCGGCCAGGAATTCATCCCAGTTCGCCGGATCGGGGGTTGCTGCAGGCGGAGTGCCCTTTGGATCGGCGGGCTTCGGATCTACCTTTGGCTCGACGACTGGATCGACCGGATCGGCGATGTAGCCATCTCGGCGGATCACCGTCCACTTGCTGTTCTTGTACAAATTCTTATCGGACATCTCGTCCTCCTTTGCCACGTTTTTTGTGGCATCCAGGTCTCGCGCGAAGCGGTAGACCTGGATTCATAATTTTTGACGGCATCTCGCCGTGGATCTACTCTGCAACGAGATCCTTCAACGGAACCACTCTTAAAGTTGGGCCCCACGTTGGATCATCGTAAACATTCACCATGTTCATGATTGGCGTTCCTTTTTCATACAGGTCATAATGACCTCCAAGGATTTTTTGCTGCGTTTCAAATTTCTGTGCAGCCAGCCAGTCCTGTCCGGATAATCTTGCAGGGAGTGCTACCCCGTCGATCACTGGCGTTGTGAAGCATCGGCAATTCGGATGGCTCGCGAAGATCTCGCTTGTTGATTGGATTTTTCCGTCAAGCGCCAGGCAGGTCAGGCAGGTTTTCTCCTGCAGCGCTGCGTGCCGCTGCCATTCCTTCACCACCCCGCTCTCTTTATATTGATCGATCGTGGCCTGTCGGTATACGCGGATCTGTTCCGTCCTCGCGATGGTCAGCGCCTTTGCCAATCCGCCGTTCAAGCCATCAGCCATCAATTGCGCGGTCTTCACGGGGTTTTTCCCGGTCGCAATGGCGTCGATAAGGGCATTCGTCATCCCCGACACCATTTCCGGGGCTATGGCACGCTTGGTCAGCACATCAAAAAGCGGTGATCCGTCCGCCGTGATTCCAACCATATTCTGAATGGCTTTTATGCTCAGCCTGTCAAATCGGATCCCGGTGCTGGCTGATCTGATAGTGGCCTGAGCGGCCTTTATTCCCAGCTCGCCGTACGCGAGCTGTTCATCCTTGATCATGCTGGTGGCAGCGCTTTCAAAATTCTTTGATGCCGCCGCGATTTGCTTTAACAGAGAATTGTAGGTTTCCAGGTGCGTGATGCTTGTTCTGGAAACAGCCAGGCCATTGGCCCTCCGGTTTGCAATATCTTCTGCCAGTTGCTGAATACGAAGTCCAAGCCTGGACATCTCATCTTTCCAGGCTCTTCCCATCCTCAGGATCTGTTTGCTTTCGCGCTCCTCGAGGAGGTGATTGAACTCTTCCATCAGGTCAACAATGTCAGGCATGCGAAGGGAACCTTTCTGCGTATTGGTTCCAAAAACCTTGATGAATTTTTTCCGCGATCAGAGCAAGAAGCTCATCATCGCGGTCGGTGAGAAGTTCTTTGAATTCCATCCAGGAGTTGATCAAATGTTGGATCTCGTGAGCTAAAGTCCCGGGGTCGACGCAATCCCAGAAAAGCAGGATATCCGCGAATTTTGCACCGGCCATCCGCTCCGTCCCCGTGTCCTCTTTGGCAAACCAGGTGGTGTGGCATTTCGCCAGGAAGGACCCTTCACCAGGTTGAGCCTCGATCATGTGTTCCTGGGTGTCGAAGAGGTAAAACTTGACAAAGTATTTCTCTTCGATCGGCACCTTGAAGATGGCGATTATGCCGGCATGCTTCTCATGCATTCTGGCCTCCGTCCGGGGTGTTTGTATCCATTGCCGATAACAGGTCCGTTACCCGGTTTTTGAGATCGCTGCCTTCGGTTGATTTTTCGTCATCGATCTTCGGCTTTTCAACCTTCCAATCGTGACCCGTCATTGTGGCTGCCGTCTCTGCCGAGATGTACCCGCCTTCGAGCTCCAATTGGGCGATCCTGGCATCCTCCTCTGCATTCCTCGGCAGCGGATCCTTGAATTTCACATCGATGTCTTTGGCGCTGATCGATTTGCCCATTATGATGAGTGACCGATAGACCAATTCCTTGATGCCATATCCATAGGTCCGTTGCTTGATGTCGTTCTTGGCCAGCGCATCCGAAAACAGCACACGCAATCCAAAGTTCGTGATGTCCCCCAGCTTGTCCTTGATTGTGTCCAGGTCGACCGCCTGTTGCTCGCTGAAATACTCCCCTCGAAGGAACTGCAGGAAATTCATCGAAGACGTGAGCTCTGATTGCATTTCCAGGTTGTCTATCTTGGCATCTTTATTTTCTGTGGTCCAGAGCCCGTCAACACTGGTCGATTTGATATCGTCAGCTTTTACCCCTGTGGCCACGGTCCGCGGGTGGGCGTGGTATTTGATGATCTTGTTGGTATTGGATCCAACGAAATTGATCGAGTCGTTGAGTTCGATCGCATTGATGTCAGACTCGCCGTAATAATTGTCAGGATCCGGCAAATTTTGCCAGTCAACCATAGGAGAAAAAGGCTGGTTCCAATCCAGAGTTTGAGTAACGGCCCAATTCCCCTTGTCTTCTTTTACCAGGTCCCTGATCTGCCATTTGTTCGTGTCTGGGTGGAGGTAAATATCCTGCCTGTAGTTTGTTGTTCCAACGGCCCATTCGATTTTGTAGGCAATGGCTCTTTGTGAATCATCCGGCCGCCAGAAGACGGTGACCAATTTGGTATCCTGGATGACCCACCTGACACCGGTCTCATCATCAGGTATGAGCTTCACGAAACAGTGTCCTGAGATCGAGCCTCGTTTTACAAGATTCGTGAAGAAGACATCTTCTTTGTTGGCATCCAGGAGTGCCTCGATGCTGTCTACCAGGTC